TTCCATACCGGCGGGTATATTCTTTACACATCTCAACATATAGTTCATAATGCCATAGATACTGCTCATTGGTTTCCCTTGTCCAAATGGTAGAGGGATGATTGATGTGTGCAGGTTTGAACAAATTCGCAAGATGGAGTTTTTCAACCTTTTCCAAAGTGTCTGCTTTACACCAATGAACTGAGCATAACATCTGTGCAGATTCTGTAATCATTTTCACAACATGTTTGTCGCATAATTCTTGTGCAGAAATCTGCGGGTTTCCTAGATAAAATATGTTCATTTTGTTCACCTTTTTTTAAAATTTCATTTTTGCTTCTGAAATATTGATTTCCGTTAAAAAATAATTATTGTGTTAAGATATAGGTCATATTGACCGACATTCTCACCGTGAGACATATGAGAAACACAAAGTGTAGGAGATAATCGCCGTATCTCATACATTTCCAAGCACATTCTCACATTCTCATGTTTCTCATCACTTTGCCCTACATAGAGAGAGAGAGAAATAACCATATCCCCTTCATACTGATGCAGAAAGAGAGAGAGAGAGAAATAGAGTAAAGAGTATATGAGAATAATGAGAATATGATAATAACAAACACTTTGTTTTCTATAATTAGATTATCTACTACAAAGTGTATTCTCATGCTTGTCTCAAATGAGAATGTCCAACGGATTGTAATAGAAAGTATAAATTAAATAAAACAAAATATAGTAAATAATACAAAGTGTTTTTTAGGTTTGGTAAGTCATTTGATTGTTTGAAATAATTGGTTCAATGCGTTCAAGTGACTTGAGATAGTCAATGAGGGGGCCAAATGGCTATAAGGTGGTGGCTCAAGGATTGCAGCAGATGAAAGTAAGTGTAGCACTCTACACTAGGTGTGCCTTACTACACCTATTATTAACATCAATAATTATTATCTCCATTAACTACCATATGGTTGCGGTATCGTTAATTTGTTTAGTAGCAACCTCAAAAAAAGGGGCTTCCCACCCCTCCGAAGAAGGGTGAGAAGCGGCACTCCTGCTCTTAAGCAGGTGAAAACGACTAATTCGACTTAATCATTCATCATCGTCAAAGTGGTTCATTGAGAACCCGCCTTGAGCGATGCAATTTTGGCTTCAGTGAGTCGTTCACCAATTTTCTCGATTGTTCGGTCACGAGGAACTGACATATCGGGATAAGCATTGAAAATTGCATGAAGCATCTTTGACGCTTCGACAACATCGGCTTTTTGGGCTTCATTCAATGTTATTGTCAAGCGTGTTCCCTTCACAATTTGGTGAATTGCCTTAACCCATGTTTCGACTCTTGGTGAGTCGGGGTTTTTGTCAATTCGGCCCAAATACATTTGAACATCTTCAATGTCCAATGGGTCTTCTGCTGTTTCAAGCCATTTGTTGGCCTTCGCTACTACTTTTTCGGTGTCAAGCATTCATATCACTCCTTCCCTTTCGGGTAGTATTACCTATCTATTAAGACATATAAGGTTGTTAGCAAATCATCCTTACCATATGGTAATAATAATGAGGAAGGAGTAGGCAGTATTCACAAGATAATACTGCCACGACTGAAGGAATATATATCCTTAAATAAAAAGAAGGACATAATGTCATTATTTTCGTTAGTAAGTGAAACTATCTTCCCACCCACATACCTACCCATATTTTCATTATCTACGAACCATATGGTAATATCGTCAGCGAATGAAAAGGAGTAAGCAGTATTCAATGAACAATACTGCTACGACGCAATGAAATGAGCATAGTTTATCCTCATAAAAGGCAAGGATTACCGAGGGAGTGAACTCCCCGTAATAAACTATTGCCCACCCTCAAGCCACCCTATTTTATTACTTCGGAACCATATGGTAAGGAGAACATAATGTTTTATATGTTCAGCGAAAGGAATATATTGGATTGAATATATTTTTTGAGCGGTAGGGCTGAAAGCCCAATAGAAGGCATTAGTTGTACGCAACCTGACGCAAAAATAAGGACCGTAAAGCGTAACTTCGCAAGTTTTGCTTCATTTCCCTCCCACATGCACACCCATATTTTCGCAAAACTTTGCTCAGTACGCTTTACTTGCTTCGCATCCATATGGTAAGGAACGAGCCTGAGATTAAAGACACTTCGTTGTTTTAAAGCCTCGTAATTCTAAGACTTGTTTTTTTCCCACCCTCAAGCCACCCTTTAACAAGTCTCGCTTCGCTTTAGAAATACCTTCGTTTTAAAATCTTGAACCATATGGTAAGGATGGTAATATTATAATATAATAAAGCAGATTCGACCCCCCCTTAAGGCGTCAAAGATGTTGCTTTGCCACCTTCGGAAATCTATGCCTCGAATAGTCTATTCTACTACCCACCCTCATGCCACCCTGTAGAATAGAAAATTCTTCACCATAGTATTTTCTTTGAACCATATGGTAAGGATAATTTGTAGAACACCTTATATCTATATTCGTGTGGGTATAGGTAACCCAAAGGGGGGAAAAGTATTATGTCAAAACAAACAGACAAAAAAATGATGACTGACGATGAATGGAATGCTTGGACCGCAGATGTGAAAACATTTGTAGCCAACAAAGATGAGGTTATGCGACTTACAGCACTACCGGAAAACAATGAATCGTTGCGTTCAGGCGAGGCTTTCATAGCCGATAACTTTGAAGATGATTTNGAGGACATTGAAAAGTTCTTGAGTCGAGGTAANACTCGAATTGCTATGCGTGAAATCTACAAGAAAGANATTCTTTCTCGTGGTCGAAAAATGGCTCTTTGGCCTAAGCGTCAAGGTGGCGGTTCTCAACTTCCAGCATACCAACAGACAGTTCTAAATCAAGCCGATGCAATTTACTCGGCGGCTTTTACTGCTTATTGGAATGTTCTTGAAGAAAACGGTGCATCTCATCTTGAAATGACTCGTGCTTCTAATGCTAATCAAACAGACGGTGAGTCTTATTCAAATGTCGAGGCTTTTGTCAAGGCACGAAAGGCTTCAAAGGTTTCCGGTCTTAAGTTGGATATTAAGAACGAACTGTGGGTCAATTCCAACAATGAAAAGAAGTTCAGCATTTCAAATGCACTTCTTCGACCTTGTGACCCGTCGAAAGCACCTGTTGTCGAACAGGCTCAAGACGACAATGAAGAAGAGGACTCTCAATGAGTATCTTCTTTGACGACGATGAATGATTTTTAATCATTCGGGGAATTGACGGGTTAAAGAAAAAAACTCGCTGTGTTGAGAAAACAATGCAGGGCAAAACAAATCGGAGTTACGGATTCTCCCCAAAAATCCACCTTTTTTAAGGCAAGGTCTATCATACAAATTACTTTGATACCATATGGTAAGGATAATTTGTAGCATACCTTATGTATGTATTATGTGGGGTTTAGGTATGTTTTGGAAGAAGCGAGAACCGAAGTTTGTAATTAAAGTTAAACAGAACCGATACGAGAAGTTCATTATTGATGAATTGCGTGTAAGTGCAGATACTCAAGAAGAGTTAGAAAAAGAACTCATTCTTGCACTTAAACAAATCACCCAACAACTTCAGGAGATGAACGCTTGATGAGAATTGGCCCTGTTGCACCTTTAGGTCATGGCTATGTTGAAAAGCCTTATACTAATTGTAAATGGTGTCAAACAAAACTTGACCCCAACCAACACATGATGTATTATTGCGATACCGCTTGTTTCTTTTCTCAAAATAAAACAGGTGAATCAATTCAAACACATTATGTTCTAAAGGAGGAAGAAGAATGAAATACCCAGAAAAATTTATCGTTGCTGCTTTAATTAAAATGGACTTAGAAGAACTTTCTGCTTTAGCAGATGCTCTTTGGGAAGATTGGAAAAGAGTAGATATGGCTTTGAAAGTTGTTCAAGAGATGGACAGGGAAACAAGAGAGGCGAGCGAAGAATAATTCCTTAGCGGTGGAGGGTGGCATAAGGTAGGGTGTGATAATGATGGTAAGTTATTACGCCCTTTTTACCTTAATCTTGGTGATTAAAAAAATAAAAATATAACGAGAGTTAGTATTGTCTCTCTACCGCAAATTAAATACCGTAAGGGTGCGAGGCCCTTTCCTACTCCCTAAAAAGAGATATGTGGGTTTGTTCGATAAAAACACCAAAAGGGTTTAATTAACTTGTTTTCGTTTCTTGTTGGAAAGATAGAATACGAGATGGCGGCTGTGAAAGGTCGGTCTTAGGTGTTTTCCCACTATCTTTTTTTCTTTTTTTATGATAAGGCTTGGTTACAAATTACCCCTTACCATATGGTAGGCGTAAGCATAATCTACCGCAGGAGGGTGTAAAAGTGTTCTTTGACGATGACGAGTGACCGTATCTAACTTTTCTTACCATATGGTAGGGCTTGGCTTGACATGTAAATGTATAGCCAAAAATGCACACCTTACCTATATATAAGGACAATCTTAAAATTCTTACTACAACCACTCCTCACTCCCACCCACAAACACACCCTATGTTCGTCACTCTCTGTACTAAGAACTTTAACCTATTTCTACTACATAGAACCATATGGTAAGTGTATAATTTGTTGGGCGACCCCAACTAAAAGAAAGAGGGCCGAAGCCCCCCTTCTCGTTTTTTTCATTCATCATCAAACAATACTATCCCCCCACATCAATTACCCAATCGAAAAGGTCAATTGCTGGATGCCATGCAATTCCATCAATAATCCAATCTTGAGAAATCCATATTTTTTCGCTACCCCTTGAATGTTCAGTAAAAAGCAAAGCCCAATAATCTTCTTGAGAATACCAAACCATTCCATATACTCTACTGGGTTGACCGTGTGCATTATTGCCTATCATAGAATACATTAGTAATCACCTTGAATATAAACGGTCTTAATTCGCCCCTCATCTTTCAGTTCTTCATAACAACCTTCGCATAGGTGTCCAAATTCGGGTAATGTCATAATTACCTTTGTTGAACCACATTCGTAGCCTTCACATGTCCTTGACATGTTATTATCAATCATTTTCATCACATAAGGTAGTTCACAAATTTACCTTACCATATGGTTCACTTTGGGAATTTTTTTATTAAAAAACATTAAATACGCAAAGCCCATCATAATAATCATGCGAGAATTTATGAAAAAGGCTATGCGCCAACATAAAAATACCTTATATTTGCCCTCAATGTGGGCCATGATGGAAGAAATAGATAAAATTTTATGGCTTTGGGACCATTTTGACACACTTTGGCGCAACTCATACCCCCCACCAGCAAAAAATCAAGAAGAATTAGGCTTAATACTTGCGGAGATACGCAAAACTCGGCAAAACTGTAAAACTTTATATAATCAATGCGAATTAGATAGTAATAGTTGGAGTGCGCTACAAGACTTACCATTAGAAACTCTCGTAATTCGCCAAACAGGGAATACAACAAAAGAAAATAAAGAATAATAACTTATTTTAAAGGGAGATAATAATAATGTTGCTAATAAACTTTCGCTGGGAATGGATTAAAAAAGAAAAATTTTTTTTCGCTAGTCCCAAAAAAATTCCCGGCCATTTTTTCAACAAGGCGGTGTAATAATGGGTTGGCAAGATATATTAGGAAGGTGGTAATATGGATTGGAAAATTATTTTAAAAAATGATATGACTTATGAACAAAGAAGAGAAGTAGACGAAGAAGTTACTAAAATAGTAAATAGCATGGAAGGTGTATCTTGGAGAATAGAAGATTTTGGTCATACTTTCGGCAATGCAATTTTTACCAATGATGATGGCTATAAAATTTCTGGAAAAATACCCAATATAAATTCAGTCATACTACGAGCAGGGTTGGCTGGCCCATTCAAGAAAAGGATGGTAGAAGATATGTTTAAGCCATCCTTCCGTTCATTAGATTGGTTTTTAGAAGTCATTACACCGATAGATAATATTACACACAATAAGTTTGGGGATTCCTTAACAGTTTATGGAACGAGTGGTAATGAGTATAATATTGAATTATTAAGTATTAAGAGTAGCGGGTGTTACGAGGTCACTACCGAAGAAGGTTACCACATATGTATTGAAATAGTACAATCAAAACCCGTAGGTGATAATTTATTAGGATTGACATTGGGGTTACTAAATGACGAGGAATCGTCTTCGCAAATTGATGGAATACAGGATTATATTAGCGGAACCGCATATGTAGAATGTTTCGTTTGTGGCATAGAAACTGAAGTAGAATTTAAAGATAACAGATATTTTACATGTAATAACTGCGAAGCAGATAATTACTTAGAAAATATATCCTTTGAGCCGGGGTTTGCTGCGACTACTAGTGTGCAACCGTTTGATGGACCACTAGGAACTATAGATAATTTAAGAGATTATCATATTGCAGGAGAAATATTCTCCGATGGAAATGCCGTATTTACTTTGGCAAACCCCCAAAATTTTTATTTATCAGTTATAGGCGACACCAATAGGGAATTAAATTATTTAGGGGAAGGCATATATATTAATGATAAAGAATTTTTTAGTGAGGATGGTTATGAGATAGACATAGAAACGTTTATAACAGATGATTATGACATAATGAGACTAATCGTAGCAAACACAGACTATGATTATGATGATTTATATGAAATAATGGACTTTGAGAATCTAAGTGGAGATTTATGGTCCGACAATCAGGGTGAATATTTAGACGGTAATGGCAATTTTACCGATGAAATAAATGTAATGTTTGATATTAGTAACTTGTCCGAAGAAGAATTTATTAAGGCGGCTATAAAAGAATGGAATTTTGACGAAAACGAAGTATTAGACTTATTTGATTATGAACAAGACGGAGTTTTTTGGACCAAAGATGAAAAAAAATACGAACTCGATAATGGTGAAATGGTTGAAATTAATGATGAAGGAATTACAAAGAACTTAAGTAGTAAAGCCGTTCTCCCTATTAATATGAAGTGGACAGACTACCTTAAGAAAACTTCCAATGAAGAGGCTGAGGATTGGGAATCTGCCTTAAAGAGTTTTATTTCCGATGGTAAAAAATTGGGAATACCTTTGTCGGTAATGGAATTATTGAAGTTGGCTAAAGAGGCCACGACTTCTCAGAGCGAAGGTTTTGAAACTCTACACCGACCTACCTTCAGTGAGGAGGAAGAGGAAGATGTTTGAGTGGGACCGAAATGGTGCTTTGGCATTACTTACACAATATAAGAATTTTTGGGGTGCAAGTAAAAACGCACAATTTGGCATTACAGGAAACCCTGATGCTAATACAAAAAAGGTTAATGCTAAGTCAGTTTATCTTTCAGTAGAAAATCATGGCCGTGTAGGAATGTCAAGAAAAAATATAGACTTTTCCGGTGGCGGTGCAATTTTAGAAAAACTTTTATCATTCTTAGAAAGAGAAACATTTCTTGAAGAAGACCTTCTCGATTTTGAAGACATGGAAAGAGATTTAGATAGATTGGAAACAAGAGGAAATAGAAATCCCGCTAACATTACATTTAGAACAATGACCTCATTTAAGCCCCCAGCCAATGAAGATGAAGAACCTGAAATTGAAAGGGGTATAGTAGCCGGTCATTTTTTAACAGTTCCTTATTGGGAATACCGACAATGGAAATCAAAGAAACTTAACCAATCCTTTCCGAGTGACAGACCTAAACCTGAATGGTATGCGTTTTCTAAAGACGGCGGAGAACCACCGCAAAATAAAGCAAGACCTCCACTTTGGCAAGCAATTTTGGGTGAAAAAAATAGCCTAAGAAATTTGGTAGCCGATGTTAAGGAATTGGTCGAAAAGAGTATGGGGCCGGGACCAGAACCAATAAAAATTGATGTTAATGCTAATTTAGGTCCAAAGACTGGAGAAAGGTTAGCGGCTATTGCTGGATTAAATAAAGTGATACAAGAGGTTATGGCTGACGGAACTATTTACACAACGGGTAGAAGATTTCCCGTAAAGAGTAGACTTAACAATGCAGTGAGAAGTAAAACATTTAACATTAGTTCTTCGGACTTAGCAATTCTTGTTGAAACTTGCACTGTGACTATTGACGGTGAGCGTGTTGAGATTGACGAAGTGGTAAATTATGAAAAAATAAATAACATTACAATGAAATTTCCAAAGAGTAATAAAACTCTTAATAATGTCGTGAGGGCAGTAATGGGAGAAAAAATGGAAACATTCAAAGTTCCCGGTAGCACAGAAGGTGACGGTATTACTCTCAAACAAATTGATGCTATGGAAGCGTTTAGTAATTTAATGAAGGTGTTGAAATGAATAATAGTGTAGGTCCAAAAAATAACAGCGGTAATTGGTGGTCAATTATTAAAGCGTATGAAGATATATTGCCATATCATTTACCCTTATTAGAAAGAATAATTAACGACTCGGATGATGAAGAACTCGTTGAACTCATTGATGAGTTCATAGAAGTTTATAATGAAGATGATTTTTACTTACATTTAACCCCCGGACTCGTAAGTGGTGGGGCGCAGGGTATTGGTATGACGGATGAAACTCCACTATCAAATCAAGAAATAGTAGAATTAAATGAATTTACTGAGAGAACTGCGGCTGGAGAAACCCTTACAGAAGAAGAAAGAAAGCGACAGCAGGATTTATTGGATAACTCCGGTCAAGTTATGCAGACTAACGCTTCATTGGGGTCTGATTATATTATGTTCACCTTAACTGAATATCCCGGTTTTAAAAAATTAGCAGGTCCTGTTATGATAGTTTTTGGGGATACAACTACATATCAAATGCAAAACGGTAATTTATTTAAGCGTAAATTGAGGGAGGCTATTGATAATGCGAAAAGTTCGTAAGTCCTGCCCTCTATGTAATCATCCGGATAGAGATAATTTAGAAATAGAAATTCTTGAAGGTCGCATGGATGCGAATGCTCTTGATAGAGAAGAAGGTTGGAGAGCCGGAACTACAAGAAAACATATGCAGGAACATTTGAATGCGTATCACGATGATTCAAATGATAAATGTGCATTATGTGTAGCACCAAATAGAAAGGATTTAGAAGCCGCAATTGTAGATGGACATATGAAACCGAGTAAGGTTGCAGAATATTTAGAAGTCGGAGTCGATTCAATTAACCTACATATGAAGAAACATCTCAAACCTATCGTGCAACAATCGGCGGCATTAGATGTAGCCCGTGTAGAATTGAACGAAATCGACCTACTTTCGCAAAATGTTTCAATGTTACAGGGTAAAATTCAACAATTTATCATAGATAACGAAGATTTAGACTTCAAAACCGTGGATTCTTTGGTAAAACTTAGTAAAGAAATTCGTGAGTCGCTAAAGTATGCGCTGGAATTTAAGGGCAAATTAGTACATAAAAGAGAGGAAACAGTGGTTATTCAACAAATTGAAGTTATACAAAAGGTTCTTATAGAAAGATACCCCGAAGTATGGACTGAGATACGCGATGATATAGCGGAGAGATTAGCATGAGTTGGGAAAATATACTGAAAACTAAGATTAGCCATGCGGCGTATGAAAGAAAGATATTTCATGACATGAAGAAATTTTCAGCATCTTTGGCTGATTATACGATTGAGCATGAATTAGAAAAAATAGTTAATGACGACTCGAAATTTAAAAACTTGATTGAAATTAAAGAAGTTATATATGATGATTTAGTTGACCTGTATTTAGACAAAATGAATGAAGCGTTAGATGAGATGCTTGATGATACTAGCGGTGATATACAAGAAGTATTAAATAAAAATAAAAATGAAATATTAGATGATAGTTATGAATATTTTTCATAAGGAGAGATTACAATGAGTTGGTTTGATATTTTAAAAATTTCTTTTAAGCCGGTAGACCGTGATAGACCTTCACCTAAAATTAAACTGACTGAAGGTTTAGTAGGGGAAGTAGGGAGTTATAATCCCGAAACAGGTGTAACTAATATTTCACCTAACCCTAATATAACACCCGAAGAAATAGCAGACACATTAGCACATGAATCAACCCATGAAGCCCAATTTGGAACAGAACCTATATTAAGAGAAATTATAAAAGGGGCGCAACACAGTATAATTTCATTAATTCTTGCTGTGAAAATGACAGCATTAGAAAATTTAACTACTGAAGTAATAAGTGAGTTATTAGAAGATGTAGAATTGGGAGTAGGTAATGCCGTAAAAATATACCTCGAACAAGAATTGTCAATAGAAGTACAAGCCTATTCATTAGAAAGAAATTTTGAAACGAGAGAAGACCGACAAAGATTTGCTCGTTTAATTTTAGATTCCTTTGAAGCAAGAATTTTAGGGGCGTTGAGGGCGGCTGAAGTAGAAGTTGAAAAAGAAAGAATATTAATGAGTGCATTAATAACAAGTCTCAGACCTATATTTATAAGAATTTTTGAAACCTTTGTTAGAAGGGGGTCTATGAATTGAGTTGGCAAGACATTTTAAAATTTGACGAGCCAACGGCCCTATTTGAAGACCTGCGTAGGGAAATTGTAGAATACTTTCCACCTCGTTATATTGGTGATGCCAATACACCACAAAGTATTATAGGAATTATTTTTCTTTTAATAGATTACTTAGAAAGCCCTATGTATTCCGAACCGAGAGCACAGGGAGTATTGAGAGCATTGTTAAAGAAAATTGATAAAAAGCAAGACCAATTTACAGAAGATGAGGGACATGATAGGGCTTTTATAGATGGTAATACTTTATTTTATGCAACTGTAGGTGGATTGATTGATAAAATTAGTGAAGCATTAAAATTTAGGGAGGAAAACGCATGAGTTGGCAAACTATCCTAAAACTTGATTGGCGTGAAATGCTTGATTCTTATATAACCGAGGACAGTTTATTTCATAACATTTATAAACACCTTACCGACAGTCTTGGTTATAACGCCCCGTCAAAAGACGAGGTTATTGACTATTTAGAAGAAAATTACGAAAGACATAAACTATGGACAAACTTATGGAGTGACAAAAAATGAACTGGAAAAAAATACTAAAAGCACCCTTGCCTATGAACACAAGGGGAGATAGAGATGAACAATATAGGCAAAAAGTTGTTGAATATGAAAAAAGCAAAATTGAACCCGCATTAACGGAATATTATTCTAAAAATACAGCCAACGAAAACGAACCGTTTAGAATATTTTCCGGAAAGGGAACCGCCGGATTATACAATTTTAATGACATGGGGATGGCGTATAGAATAGCCCCAAGCGAAATAAGTATGATGGGTGGGAATATTCTATTTATCTTAGGTGTTATAAAGGATTTATATGAAAAAGAGGGATATAAAGTGGTTTTGGATGATTCCCCTTCCGGGCGCGAAATGATTACAGTATCACAGTGATTACTATGACATGGACAGACATTATAAAAGACGAAGACCTTAGAGCCGCTCAAAAGAGAGGCATTGAAAGAGGTGTTAATAAAACAGGCTTTTGCCCAGAATGTAAGCAAACAGTAGTAATGTTTAATCAATGTCCTAAATCATTACCTCGCCCTCCTATTAAACCCGGATGCCCTATGAAGGATAGAAGAACTTCACGACCAAGAGGATTCCCAACAAGATTTGATTAGGGGGAATTAATTTGTGGTGGGATATTATACAGAAAAAAAAATCTAAAACTAAAAAAGACGCTTGTTATCGCAAGGTAAGAAGTCGTTATAAGAAATGGCCCTCCGCCTACGCTTCTGGTGCTTTAGTTCAATGTCGTAAAAAGGGTGCGGCCAACTGGGGCAATTCAAAAAAGAAGTGATATAATGTGGCGATACATACTCAAGGAAGAATCTAAAGGGTTCAATAATCTTTCTCCGAGTAAGCAAAAGCAACTTAACTCCGAACCTTCATTTGATGTTAGTATTCCCGAAATGTCTTTTCCCGATAATGAAGACGAATTACCAAGTGTTCTAAAAATTATGCAAGGGCAAGACTTAGATAAAAAAACTATCAATGACTTGGATAAAAATAACCATAAGATGATTCTTGACATTGTTGGGGAAAAAATATCCGATTGGAAAAATTTTCTTGAAGATTTAGACATATACTCCTTTCGCCTAAAAAAGAAATACGGTAGAAAGAGACCATATCAAATTTCGGATAAAATTAAATCGTTAACAGATACAGACGACACACCTTCTTTTCCAAGCGGTCACGCTATTGATGCACATGCGCTGGCTAAGGTTCTCGGTGAAAAATATCCCGATAAGAAAAAAGAACTTAATACTATGGCAGATTCAATTTCTCTCTCTCGCGTTCAAATGGGTAGTCATTATCCAAGTGATATAGAAGCAGGTAAAAAGGTAGGGCTTATGCTTGCCGATGCGTATTTAGATATTTCTAAATCTTGGGAAAATATTTTACAAAGTGGCGATAACTTTAAAAGAGAAAAGTCCGAAGGCTTACATGGGTGGTTTTCTCGAAGAGGTGGAAAGGAAGGTAAAGGTAAGAAAACACAGGGAGGATGGATTGACTGTTCTTCATGTGGAAAGAAAAACGGACCTAAGCCTTGTGGTAGAAAAGATGCTTCAAAGGGTAGAAAAAGAAGATGCCGACCAACTTGTTCCGCATGTAAAACTTATAAAAGGAGGAAAGGTAAATGAGTTGGAAAGATATAATTAAATACAAACCTATTAAGGTAACAGGTCCATATAAGAAAGGAGACTATAAAGGTAAGGATTCTGAAAAAAATTCAACCTTTACTGAAATGTTTTACGAAAGTCTAATGACTTCAAGAACAGGTGAAACGCGTGTTGAAAGAAATCAAAGATTAGAGGCTTTAAACCAGTTATTTCCAAATGGGTCTTTATTAATTGCTGGTGGTAAATATGAAACTTGGGAAGAGTTTAATCGGGCATTGGATAAGGGGGAGATAGATAGAAATATAGATATTCCAATGGAAGCACTTTTGAGGCTTCGCTCGGACAGAAGCAAAATAAAAGAGACTGACCCTACTTCTTTAGAAAGTAGGCTTAAGAGAAAAAGAGCAGAATTAGAAAATGCTGATGAAAACCTTTCTCAAAGACAAAGAAGAGAAATTCAAAGAGAAATAAACCGCTTAGAACAACTATTAAAAAGGTGAGAAAAATGAGTTGGAGAAATAACCTAAAGAAAAAACAAACCAAGTTTGGTTTTCAAAGAACCTTAGAGGGTGAAAGTATTGCTAACCTTGACCCAATAGACGAAGCCGTAAGAGAAAAGGAAAAGGCTGACAAATCTCTATCCGAAAGAAAAAAGCGTGAAGCAGAAAGATTAGCAGTAGCAAATCGTAAGGGGCAGGAAACCCTTGAAAAGGAAATTACAAGTACAGATTTAAGAGTTGACCGATTTGAAGAATTAATAGAACAAATTCAAATAATGCTTGATTTAATAAATGAAAGAGAAAATAACCCTGACAATAATTATAGAGTAAAAATTGCTGAGGCATATAATACCCTATTAGGTTCATTCCGAGAAGTAAGAGAAGATATGTTTGAGTTTAAAACAGAACTTGATTTGGAATAACTATAAATACCTCATCCCTCTAAGAGGTAATTAGGGATTCATATGAGTACAGAAGATAAAATAGAAGATGCTGCCGATATTGCAGAAGATATTGTAGAATTGGCAGAAGACTTGGGACTTATTTCCGAGGGCCAAGAGGCAAAGTATAAGGCTTTGATTCAAAAGGCGTTGCCGAAAGTAATAATTGTTTTGGGTGGAGTTTTGGGAATTTACATGTTGCTTAAGTGATAGGTATGGTTCAACCAATAAAAGGTAGACTTGCTCGTGCTGTGCGTGAGCGCAAGGGAAATGATACTGAGTATTTAGATAAACTTAGAAATCGTGAGTTGTCTTTTAATAATATGAAAGATATTTTAGAATTAATTGATGAAGCAAAAGATGAAAAAAGTATGTTTTATGATGATATAGTTTCTAATAAAAGAGACCCTGAAGAAGTTATTGAAACCTTACAAGCCCTGTATGATGAGAAATCCGGTGATGGGTTTGGTGCATATTATTCACTACCCTACGGCGACGGTCAAACAATTGGTGATAAAACTACGGGCAATCCGGTTAAATGGGTAGAAGAAAATATTCAAGAATTGTATGATGAAATACTCAATGGTAATCCAATTGCTTTTTTAAGTGGCATGGCAATATTAATTAGTAGAGTAAGTGTAAATACCGGAGGTAGACAAAGAACCCTCGACCGATTAAAAATATTATTTTCTAAAATACAAACCGATGGTGAACGCTGGGAATCTGTTAACAAAGAACAGTTGGAAGGGGCCATAGAAGGTAATGAAATAACGCAGGGGTATAACATAGTCAAAAGACTCAATGTCCTACATGTGGAAGACAAAGAATACACTAAGGTAGATTTATCAACATGGATGAGAAGTTCAAATTACGACGAGGCTAGTTTCATAAACATAATGAAAATATACGAACATATGTTAAAACGAACTACAATGAATTTTAGTGGCCCTCTTGTTGATTTCTATGAAGGTGGTAATACTGAAATCAAGAACTCCTTATTAGGCAAACTTCTAAGAGCGCAAGGTCCTACGGCTTTAGAAACTCTTTTCAGTAACTATCTTACATTTAGATTTTCAAGAGGTGGAAGAACAGGTTCAGCCGTTGGCGGTGGAGATTTAATAGGCCGTAAAAATGTGACTGATTGGGTACTTGACATGCGGAGAAACCTTGATTCATTTTCAGTAAATTCTAAATATCCAGCATTAGCAAACAGGGGTAATGAAAGTTTTGATGAAAAATTAGAAAGAATAAGATTAGAAGTAAGAGTACAAGGTAGCCCTACACAGATTCAATTTGAAGAATGGAAAAACAATATTGTTCCACAAATTGAAGACGACATAGAAGACATAGATGATGATTTGAAGGAACTACTAAAAAAGAATGATTATTTTTATATGTTATCTGTTTATCATTTGGAACTCTTAGAAAATAATAATGAAGAAGAATTTAATATTATACCCGACACTTACAGTTTTTCCGCATTAACACAGGAAGGCAAAAGTTCATTCTTTATAAAGGCTGAACAATTTAAAAATGCCATAGCATTAGCATCCACTTTCAATACTCAAGGAAAGGAAAAAATTCAATCCGTTTTAGATGAATTGAAAACATATGAAAGAGATGAGGATGGCGATTTTAGAGATGCCGAAGATTATTGGGAAGAAGTAGAAGATAAAATAGAAAATTTAGAAAGTAGTATTAAGGCCGGTATAGATGAATTATTTACACCTATACCAAATTTAATAATTGCTGAAATATCTAAAGTGTTATCTACATTAAACCCCAATGAAATAGAGTCTCTTCGTAATTTTATAAAAATTGAGAATAAGAATCCCTATGAATATTTACACGACATAGATGCTCTTTATGATGCGAATTTAGAAAAGGACCCCGACTACTACAAAAGGTGAGATAAATGGTAATGATAAGCGAAAATGAATACATGGCTCTATTAGAAAAATATGTGAGCGAAAAAGATTACGACTTTAAAGATGAAGAAGGAAACACTCTACCTATTAAAGAGCAGGTTAGAAAATTCGGCCAAGACACATTTAGAAGTAAGGGTTATTTATTAGAAAAAATCGAAGATAAATTTTCTGATATGCCTAAAGGAATAAAAGATGTAGTCGCTTGGTACGATTTAGGATTTATTATAAGAACACCCATTAACTTAGCAAATGAACAGATTACTGGAGTTTTTACTAAAAGAAGAATTGATACGCTTTACCCCGTTGCCGAAGAGTATTACAAACTTAACAATATTAGTGACGATGCTTGGGATAATAGGATAACTTTTTCCGGAAAGGGTGTAGATGATTTAAGAGCGCAATTAAAAAGATTTAAGAAAGAGGAAGAAAATTATTTTAGAGACTACGCAAGAATTATATTTATTATCGAAGCACTAAGAGACTATGCCTTAGAAGGAGAAAAGACTGAATTACCACAGGCCGATACTAAAAAATTAGATGAACTGTTTGATGGATTTAGAAAATATCAATTGACAGACGCCGAGGATAGAAAGAAAATTTACGAATACTGGGCAGGAACAGATGCTACATTTAAATCATTTAAAGATATTGTTATAGAAGTTCCCCTATTGCAGAAATTACAAAAACTTACAGGAAACGAGATGGGTGAATTATCCGAGATTGATGCAGGTATGAGAGAATTTTTAGAAACAATAGATGCGGAGGAAGGTTATTCTGCTGAAGTCTTAGAATACAAAAGAGCGTTAGATAAGATATTAAAATTAAGAATACCTAAATATACCATAACATATCCCACCCCACCCTCTCTAAACCAATATTCTCAAGAAGTTTCTCTTGTTAAATTAGCCGGTGATTTAGTTTATCAAATTACAAGAGTGGACACCGAGGAATACAGAAAAATATTTTCAAGAGGTATTTCCGCAGACGAAGTAGATATTCAAGAAGAGACTGAATATGATGATAATAAAAATGTAACAGGCACTACTTCTTCTATTGATTATAATGAACAAGTGGGTGAAGAATTATTGGTTGATGTGGAAGAGGTTGAACGAATGGCAGACCCGCTATCACTTCTGGCCGCTAGATTAAATAAATCGCAACTATATGTTGACGATGGTTTAGCACAATCAGTGGAAGAAAAAGTTGTAGAAGAATTATCGGAATATTTAAACAATCCTGATATTTTAGAAATGGTGAGAGAAAGTTATTTAGACCAAATAAAAGAATTTATTTCCGAAATTAAAAGTGACCTTGTAAAAGAAGGGCCATATACTTTTATGATTTTAGACGACAAAAAGAACAGTTCAATACTAAGTAAATTAAAATCGGGAAAGGAAAAATATAACTTTGTTTTAGAATATTACATACCTGTTCAACAAGATAATAACATTAGATTGGTATTAAAAACTCAAGAAAAAAATTCATATGAAGCATATATTAATTCTGTAAATGAAATGGCAAATGACTTATTTGACGCCATTGTTGAAGTTAAAAATATTATACCAGAAGCCCGATTTAATAGAAATGTGGCAAGAAAACCGTTCAGAAAAAAGCCCGGTTCAGCAAGAACCGCTTCTTTATCGGGTGGTAATTATATTCCGGAACCGGGAGAATTTGCAGAATCTCTTCAAGAAAAAGATGATTTAACATACACCTTCTTTGAACAATTAGTCTCTATATTTAATCAATATTATTTTGACATTATAGACACTCGTTATTTATTCGAGATGGATAAACCAGATTTCATACAATCGGATTCATACAAAAAAATAGCCGCTCTTTCTACAAAAACAGGCACAGGTGTAAGAGCCGGTATTAGAAGGGCTATGGTTAAAAGGTCTAATATTAATATTACTGAAAAAGATTTTATTGCCCTAAATAATTTTTTCACAGAACTTAAGCGTTACAGTCAACTTAGTGTAAGTGAAGCAAAAAATATTTTTCAAGAAGTAACACCAGTTTTTAGAAAATTATACTTAATGGATTTACCCGAAAGTGACTCACGAAGAAAACAGATTACAGGAGTTAATAAAAATCTTACAAATTATATGGGTAAATTATTATATGAAATTCTTGTAGCATCACAACAAATAAACGAAAATGATATAGATGTGCCGGTAGAATATGAAGGTAAATCACTTGATGAATATAAAAACGCACAGACCGATATTAGTGAATTAAAAATATTCGATGTATTAGAAGATGAAGAATTTATATCATACGCAAATGATAACGGGCTTTACACTCCACTTAGAAATCTTAAAAGAACCCTCCGAAGAAATCCTCTAAAAATTTCAAGAACACTCAGCGATAAAGATGCCATGTATAAAGCATACATTGAGGCACTTGACACTGTGAAGGGTAATAGGGGGGAAAAAATCTACAAGGCTTATTTTGATTTCGACGATGTAGGAGATGTAGAATATGTATTGGATTTGATTCAAAATGAAGATAGAATTGACTTGTATGCTCGTGACATTGAGGGTATCATTAAATCATATGACTCCTTCAATACCCTATCTTCTTACTACGGAATTAGCGATGATATAATTTACAAAGTTAAGGGGCTATTTAGATGAAGAGTATGAAGATAAAAGATGGAACAGTAATTACTTTTCCTGATAGAATATACTCCGACGATGAACTTGTAGAATTATGGGCCGCAGTTGGTTGGACTCATGTTCCGAGAAGAGAGCGTGAAACAATTGCTGAAATTAGTCAAATAGAACCCGATGGATATTATATTGCTATGGATGGTGAATATATCGTCGCTCACTGTGGTTGGGTTGATAGGGGAGATATTTTTCAAACCTGTGGAACGAAGGTAAGTATAGGATATGACTTTAGAAGTTATAAAGGTGAGGGTATATCCAATGTTCTTCGCCAAAAAAGACTTAAGGTGATAGGTAGTAATCCTGCTATGTCGTTTATTAATAATTCAACCGAGGGTTGGTTAGCAAGTCTAATGAAAGAAGGTTGGGAAATAGGAAGTGTGGAAGATTTACCGGAACAGTATCAAGAACTGGCTTTACAATTGTCGGACTCCTATACTATCCTTATATTAAATATTAAACCGAAGGCTATGAAAAAGGCTTGGGAAATTTTAAAATCTCGCATGTCTTCAAGGGCAAAAAAACTTACTGATGAAATTATGGCCGATGGTCGAGAAAGAAGTGTTAAAGAAATAATAACTTTAATGTATAGATTAATTAGGGGTGATTCTAACATCACGGGAAGACAAACAATTCCTACGAGAACCGAACTTAAAACTTATTTGTCAAAAAATAGAGAATATGTAAGTAGAAGAGTCAGTAGTGGTGGTAAAAAAATTACATATTATGAAAAGGTGATACCATGAACGGATTTTGGGAAATACTAAAGCGTGTGGATATTCGCAATGCTGAGGAATACGAGAGAGCGTCTTTGGATGATAGAAGAAAATGGCATCATAATCAGGGGCAGGGTTATTACCGAAGATTGCAGGTATTACAACGAACTTATAATGTCACTAATGAAGAATCTCCGATGTATAAAGAAATGGTAGAATTACAGGAATTGTTTAGGTTTCATTTGAGGCAAGAGCAACGAATAAAATTTGATAGAATGCGACAGAATTTCTATTCCTTAGAATTAGAAACTGATAGAAAAAGGGTAAAAGGTCAAATGACTCCACAAGGCAATCCTATGCCATACACAGAACTCTCACAAGAAGTTTATGAAACATTATCGGATAGTAAAAAATACAAATATCATCAGGGTATGCGCCGTAAAACAGAAGGAGAAGAAAAAAAATTTCATGGTAGAATGATTGGTCGAATTGAAGATAAAAATCAACTTCCTACCTTTGCTTCCTCAAAACATGGTGGAAAATCTGAGTATGGAATAATAACTACAAGGGAAGAATATGAAAATATGTCGAATGAAGATAAGAGAAAATATCATAATATGGTGGGGGCTAGAGCAAGAAGAAAAGGTGATATAGATTTAGGAAAATTTCATGTTAAAATGTCAAATAGATTAAGAAGAAATAGTAGCCTACCAAATTATTTTTCAATGGAGGATGAATAATGGACTTACTTACAGAAATGGATATGAAAGCCTCCGATGGTAATTTTGAATATTTCTTTACAAAAATTCTCGGAATGGAAATGGCAGACTTTCACCGTGATTGGCTACAATCAGTTCACGACACTCAAAGAACTGTAATCATTTGTTCACGAGACCACGGAAAGTCTGTATTCTTTCACTCTTGGTGTATCTACCAATTAATTTTTCAGCCTCCACCATATCAAATGATTTACATTTCTTCAAACCAAAAACAGACAATGGTTCACATGAAAGACATTGACCGAATGTTCACAAACATTCCTGCATTAAGAAAATTCAAACCTAAAGCCGGTTGGGCTGTCGGTTCAATGAGATTAACAAATGGAAATGAAATACTTGAGCGTTCCGTTGGTTCACAGATTCGTGGACTTCACCCTCAAGAGATTATTATTGACGACCCTATGAAGGAGTTTTCTGTTGCCGCCATACAGCGAGTCACAGATTGGTTTTGGGGAGACATGATTCCTACTCTTCACCACACCGCTACTTTACGAATGGTCGGCACACCTTTCACATACACTGATATATTTGCAGCATTAGAGGAAAACCCTGAATATGATGTGCAACGCTATCCAGCGATAAATCAAACGGGTGATGCTCTTTGGCCTTCTCGTTGGGATATTGATTCTTTAGAAAAGAGAAGAAGAGAAATAGGTTCTTCTAAGTTCACAAGAGAATATCTTTGCATACCAATTTCATCCAATACAATGTTATTCGGAAAAGAATTTATCGACAAGTCTAAAGACCGAACAAGTAAGTTATCGTATCATGGTAATACTGAGGCATTCAAATACTACATTGGCTACGACCCCTCACTTTCAGCAGATGGCGACTACACAGTAATGATGGTTATTGAAGTAGATGAAGATATGAATAAAAAGGTGGTTTGGATGGTAAGAGAAAAAAATATGGACTTCCGTTCTCACATTACCCGCATTACAGACCTTTGCGAGAGATATAAACCTGAAGTTGTAATGATTGAAACTAACACATTCGCTAAGTCTTTCGCTATGGAACTGCGTGACATATCCGACTTCCCCGTAAAAGAATTTACAATGCACCGTAAGAAGAAGGAAGAAATTATTCTTAACTTGCAGATGAATTTAGAGAATAATAAAATTATACTACCCTATGCAGACGAAAAGGCGAAAGCAGTTTCGGATGCAATTATACAGGAACTCGAAGCATTCGGTATTAGCAGTACAGGAAAAATTGAGGGCTTAGGCGCACACGATGATATTGTTATTGCACTTGCATTAGCCAATCACGCCACAAAGTCTTTTAATGATGCTTTCATAGACATAGATAGTAGCGGGTTTTTCGGAACGCCGAAACAGGATTTTGGAGGTGGCATATATGGAATTAATATGTAAGGAAGATGAAATTGATACAGACGAACTTCGTAGAAAATTACCAGAACTTGAAGAGGCTCAAAAAGTTGAAGCGGAAAAAGAGAAAGAAGTAAAGGATTTATTAAGACTTAGTGAATGGCTACCATACCAATCTATTGATGAAACAGAAATTATCAAGGACATTTCTAAAATATACCAAGTTAATCTTACTGATGCAAGAAATATGCTATCCACCTTCCCCGAAGAACCTCTAATTGATAACAAACCTATACCTGCAATTATCAAAGATTTGAGAGGTATGCGTAGAAAATTAAAGGGCGACTCAAGAATGAAGATGAGTAAAACAATAGACCATTTAATTAACGCATATGGTGAACATTTAAACAAGTGCATAGATTCTATATATTGGGTTTCTCCCTATAAATCCGCACTAAAACTACTTACACCTGATATAGTCACATTAAGAAAATTAGAATATATCAAAGACGGAGATTTAAGAACTGAAATTCTGGATAATTTAACTAAGATGTGGGAGGCTAACATATTTAAGAATGAATTAGATTACGGCAAAGAGTATTCCGACTATACTAAAGTATTTAAACAGAGTAAGAAAAACATACGCTCTATCATAAAAGATATTTCTCACCAATCAATTAGAAAGTCAAGACAAGATGTTTTAGATAATATTATCACTAAAACTATTTGTAATAATCCGGGCATCTCAAGTAATAGTATTCACTCTATGTTACCAAAAAGTTATCACCGTTCTACTACACCACAGACAATTTCTAAAATGTTGAGAAGAATTAATGCCACTAATGTTAATGGTGACTACTACATTCTTAGTGATTCTATTAAAAAGGACCTTTACGGATATGTAGCAGGATTTATTGATTCGGATGGGTATATTACTATGGACTCTTCATATTCTCCCCGTGTTGGAATGATTGCTACCGGTGATAGAGGAAGGGCTTTCTTCCAAGAAATGGAGAAGGAACTAAAAATTGGTCGCCTACACTTAGACCAAAAGGTGGGAGAAAATAACCGAAGTCAACATAGGTTAAACTTTTATAGTCAAAACGATATTACAAAATTGTTAGACAAGTGCCTACCCCACCTTCGTATGAAAAAGGAACAAGGGCGGCTTTTACAAGAGGCTATTAAAATTAAAAAACATTATAAGAAAGAACCGTGGGCGAAGGACAGAATGGTAGAAATTTTTAAACTTATTAAGTGGGAAAATTGGAAGGATGCCCGAAAGCAAGGTGCTGTTGAATTTGAAAAATATGATATACAAGCAGACAATATATCAAAGTATAAGGATAACTGCAAATGGGATTTGATGAACCAAATGGATTCGATTGTTAAGGAGGAATAAATATGGGACTAAGAGATAGGTTTAGAACATTAATACGAAGGAGAACCCCCATACCTACTGAAAAGGAAGTTTATAATTTAGGTATTCAAGAGCGTAGATACCCCCAACATTACGCAGGAAGTTATCTTTACGATACGGCTAAAAATTCAACAGTTGTTAGAACCTGTTTAGTTCAACTTAAGAATGAAGTTTTCCGACGAGGATATGAATGGAAGAAGGCGTTTGATAAGAAATGTAATTCATGCGGCTACGAACACCAAAAAGATGTAGATGAATGTATGAATTGTAAATCTACTGATTTAAGAACTCCTAATTACAGTCAAAAGGTCTACGCAGAAAATTTCTTTAAGAACCATGTAAATGATTCACACCAGTTATTTATTGATATTCTAAAGGAACTTGAAACTGACCTCAATGTTATGGATGATGCGTTCCTAATTTTAGTTAAGGATTATTTCTTAGAAGAAAATGGTGAAATAGCCATGTCTAAAATCAATGAAATTTATAGAGGCGACCCAACTACAATGTTTATTGAAGTTGATGAAGATGGTGATAGAGGACACCATAGATATACTTGTGTTACACATAGAGATTTCATTTCCGAAGAAAGATATGAAAAGTGTGGTGTGTGTGGAAGTAATCTACACCCTATCGAATTTACAAATAAAACTGCTCAAGCAGAACAACATTATATTACAGGTGAAGTGGTTCATTTTAGTAAATATTCACCTACAAGATTATACGGTCACCCTCCAGTAATTACACTGTTTAATTATATATTTACCTTACAGGCTATGGAGTCTTATATTAGCACTTCATATCAAAAAATGAGAACACCGAAGGGTATTCTTGCTGTGCAGACTAATAACATGGAGTCGCTGGTAAAGTATTGGAAGGGTGTTAAGGAAAAGTTAGAACAAGACCCACACTACATTCCTATTATGGGTATTGAATCCGAAGGTGGTTCTCGTGGTTCTGTTGAATGGATTCCCTTTATGAACAGTCTAAAAGAAATGGATTATACTGCTGTAAAGGAAGACCTAAGAACAAGAATTTCGGCTTTCTATGGTGTAAGTAATATCTTCATGGCAGACAATACGGCTTCCGGTGGACTTAACTCCGAGGGTATGCAAATTCTCGTTACAAATCGTGCTGTGGAAATGGCTCAAAGTGTCTATAACAAATATCTATTCCCATTTATGATGGATGAATTTGGTATAACAGATTGGAGAGTTCAACTTTTACGCTCGGAAGAAGAAGATGAAATGGCTGTATTACGCCGAAGAGAAATGGAAGTTACACTCGCTATTCAAATGAAAAATCTTGGTTTCGATGTTGATATGAATGAAGATGGAGACTTTATCTTTAAGAAATTCCCAGAAGAGGGGCTTACAAAGGTTGATGTTGATAAAAAAGAAGAGAAGCCGATAGAAACTGATAAATTTGCTGGAACTAATATAGACCAATCACAATTAGGACAACTACAAGAACAAGCATTAATGAGTGGACAAAGTAAGGGTCAAGTAGCGGGTGAAGTAGCAGATAAGGCTGACTATACCCCAAAGGCAAGAATGCCTTCACCTCCCGATAAAAGATTTAGTGGACTTCCCGGTGACGCTGGAAATAAAAATGTAGATAAAAGAACAGAGAGGCGAATAAGGTGATTTACAAGGGTATAATGGGAGACAGTGAAATTTCACTTCTTTTAAGTAAATTTGAGAGTATATACAGATTTACCTCAAGGGGTTCATATGTTTTTCAAATAAATGAAAAGGATTTAGTAGAACTAGATATAGAGGCAGAAGTTTATAATGATATATTAAACAAAGTTGATAGTTTAGATGGTAGGTTAATATTAGTTCTTCGTTCTAATTCTCGTGAATCTATTGTAATAGATTCTTACATTTTTTCTACAATAAGTGTTGGGGATTGGCTTAATAAAAAACTCGAATCTCCTGAATTTGTTGATTTAATTAATGCTAATTCATTATTTGTAGTTTCAGAAATAGCGCGAAGTACAAAAACTCTACAGCAGTTTGGTAAAGTAGCAGGTGACGAAATATGGGAAATAGCGACAAGAGGTAATTTTGATAGTATAAGGGAAGTAGGAGATTTAAGTCAAATAACAGACAGCATTAATAACAATAATTTATCAAATTTTAAAAGGGATACTTTTGAAGAAGTTGAAATGTATATTAGACATTGGAATCAGTTAAAATCTTTAACAGAAGAAGTTGGTGGCAAGGCCAAACCTATCTTGTTTATTGTTATTGGTAGAACATCGTTTAGTTTCAATGTTGTCATAAATACCGGATATACTTTAGGTCAATTACAAAAGACACTTAGCGTTTCAAGTCAGGGTGTTCATACGGGAGGGAAAAATAATAGGTATGTAGAGGGCCTTAAATTTAAACCAAGACTCAAATTTACAGAAGATTTTAAAGTTAACAACTTTGATAAATTAGTAGATACTGATGCTCAAAACTTTTTAGTAGCAAAGGTTAGAAGATACGCTTTACGAAGAGTTAAAGATGGAGGAAAAAAAATAGTTGGTGAATATGTTACCTTTGATAATTATTTTAGTTTTGCATATGCCGATATTGATAAGAATTTTTTTACCCCAACAAGAAGTATAGAAAAAAATATTTACTATATTCCATCTATTGGTGATAGTGCCGCTCAAGTTAACAACAAACAAGCATTAAGGGGATTGAACATAGGTATTTTACAATTTGATAAACCGAGTAAAAATGTAAAATTGGGTGAAGCAATAGAATTATCCATTAAGGCTTATCAGGAAGCATGGGGAAGTTATAAACCCTTATCAAGAAAATTTTTTACAGGAAAGAATGAAAATTTCTCAAGGGTAAGAGAACTATTTTATAACATACTTTATGCTTATGTCGATAGAGCATTAGGGGGCTTTATATCCACAGGAGGTCAAAGAAAATACAGTCCTAAAATTAGTAAAGAAAAAATACTTAAAGCCCGTGTTTTAGAACCTTTAACCGATGAACAAGAAAATACCATACGATATATGAATAGAAACCTTGAACAATCGGGTGGCAAACTTGATACAGAAACTGAAAAGAAATATTTCCAATTCGTAAGAAGTTTTATGGAAAATAGAGCATATAGCCTTAAGGGTGATAATATTGCTATTAATTATGTCCCAACTATGTATGAAAAAGAAACAAAAAGGATACTGTCGGGACAAGGTTTTTCTACATCAAAGCAAACAACAGGTGGTTTATATTTAATATCCATTGAAGGTATAGAGAGTAATAATAATATATTTAGAAGTTTGCAGAGAGACTTTATAATAGAATATACTTTGGACAATTATTTATCAAGAAATTTATATCAATATTTTGTAGAAATAGATTTAAACAATAAAGAAATAAATGTAATCAGGCCATCTCTTGTTGATGATGCCAGTCAATTTAAAATTAATTTTCAAGATTGGGATATTAGAATAGATTTAATTAATTTAATTAACAGTCTTATCTCTAAACCTAAAGATTTAGTAGTGAGTGATAAGGGTAGAGTGGGTCTAACCAAACCTGCTAATCCAGCCGAGAGGTCTATGTATAATTTAAGTGATGAAGTATTAAGAAGACAAGGGGTAGTAGACCACCCCTTAACTTTACATTATGAACCTATGAGATTTAATAAAGTCACAAGGCAAAGGTCAGGACATTTATTTTTTGAAAATACAAACGGCGTATTAGTTATATTTCCATTTGACACCTTCTACCATGATATAGAAGGTCAAGGTCAAAAAACTGTTGATATATGTTATACATCTGTTCAGCATATATACGATGATAAATTATTTGGAAATATAGTTGAACAATTATCAAAGCCTTTTTTAGAATGGATTAAGGAAAATGATAATATAAGGGATGTAAGTTCTAAAAATAATGAAGAGTTAAATGAATTTGAAATTATTGCGGCTGTTAAATCTGTTTTTGAAGGAAACAACACTACCCCAATACTAACACCTCAAGTTTTTAAAGCGAGAGTTAAATCTGCAATAAAGGAAAGACTTGACGGACACATTTTTAAAAATACAAAAGGGTCAAAAGCCGCATGTGTATATGTTAATACGGAATTTGAAGCCTTTTATTCTGCTGGAGATGAAGGTTATAGATTAGGTATGAATGCTGGAGATGGAACATTTCCTTTTAGTTGGAAGGCATTTAATAACTTTACAGGTAAAGAAACTGTTTCCGATTTGGACCCTCGGCGTGGTGATATGGTAGTTAATTTAAGAGGAATTTATATAGGAAATGTAAATGAACACGCTTTATCTAATGCAATGATGCCTTTATTGCTTAATGAGCCGTCAATCAATATAAATGAAATAGATTTTTATATCGAATTATTTAGCCGGTATATAAGTCAAGCAACATACAACAACACAGAAGACAGTTTTAAATTGATGGTAAGAGAAGAAATAAAAGAGTATTTGCAAAAAAATCCAGAAGCAATACAAATTAAGAAAATAGCAAGAAGAAATATGAGTCCAAATTAAGGAGAAATAAATATGAGTAATATAATAAGAAGAAAATTAGATGAAGCGAAACAACAATTGGCAGACCTTGAGCGAAAGGCTAATAAACCGGAACCTACGCCTAAGAAAACTGTGGACTTAACAATGAATGTTCCCGAAGTTCCTCCGGATAACTTTGAGGCAGACCCTGTTATCCCCGGAATTATTCGACCCGGACCAAAAATGTCCAAAAAATTTAGACAGGTGTAAGTATGTGGGAAACAATTCTAAAGAGAAATATTAAGCCTAATGCTACTCTTAATGAAGTTGAGATTAAGATTAGACAGGCATTAAAAGTTCCTGCTTTAGAAGATGCTATTTCTGTAAATGAAGATAAAGCACAACGACTTGTTAATACATCTAAAAGAAAAGAAAGACAAGAATTGCTACAAAAAATTAAACAGGATAAACAAACTTTACAGTCGTATAAGAAATCAAATCCTTTCTTAGCCTTTGGAAATAAAAAAGACATTCAAATTAATGATGCTGGAGAAATTATTGATGATGGTTATGGTAAAGGAGAATTTTACCCCATATATGTTATAGAATCAGGAAAAGGTAAAACAAGACCGGGAATGGGTTCAGATAGCGGTAAAAAATTAATTAACCCAGAACTACCTCTTACAATAGAAGCGGCGGCTTTACATTATAAAGAAAATATTGTTGACTATGATAAAGCAAATGTTAATAGGGTTATGCCGAAAGATAAACCTTATGATGCACCTTATGGTCGAAAGGTAGAATCTAAGGATATTGAACCTTCTAAAGATGCTAAAGATTTAGAAGAAGCAAAAGAAAGATTAAGTTATTATGAAAATATAATTGAAGATAGAAGAACTTCTAATGATGAAGCGATGATTTTAAGACTTCGTAGTGAGATAAAGGAATTAGAATCACAAATGATTGAAGATGCTGAGGAAAATACAAGGGTGGAATTTGAAGCGGCACAACAAAATTTGACTACAAAAACAACCCTACCACAAATAAGAACAATCCTACGACCAATTACAAATGCTGATTTCAATGACTTTATTATCTCATTAGATGAATTCGTGGACAGTGGTTCTTCACCTATTATTGATAAATACCGAGAAAAAAATCCTGATAAATTCACAGATATTATGGCTTTAGTAGAATCTTCTTCTTCTTCATTAGACAGTTCTAATCCTGCTGATAGATATATAGACAAACTTACTATGATGGTTAATAAGAAGTCAATTGACTTTAATAGGGATGAAAATTACAATAGAGTTTCATTACAGGTTTCCGATACTAAAAGATACAGTAGAGAAAACAATAGATTAATTCTTCCTACCAATCAAGACCTTTCGGGAAAGTTTAACGATATTTCTACATGGTTGGCTAAACATTACGAACCATTACCAGAAGTTGGAGATAAAGATTTATTTATTAAAAAACTTATTAACGCTATTAATAATGTTGTAGACGAAAAGGGTGGTAATAATTCAATTGCCTATGCAATACAACGAATGTTAAATGACAATTTAGCAAGTCAATTTTCAAGACAGGTTGTAGTGACAGGTAGATATTTAGACTCAAACACAGAACAACAAAAGTTTAGACAATTTATTAACACCAAGTCAAGAAAGGATATGAGGTTATTAGAAAATATAGCCACCTTTTTACACCGAGGAAATCAAATGTCGGGTTTTCTTACTCAAAGTCAAATAGACGATGCCAACGAAATGCTTCAAGAACAGGTGGGTAGTAAGCAGTTTGGTAGATATTTCCTCACAGAAATCCCTTCAGCACAATTACAAAGAAAACCTAAAAGTAATTTAGCGGAAAGATTTGGTGCTAAGGGTAGAAAGCAAACTGGTAAAGGTGAATTAGTAGTTCCAGAAAAATTTGCAGGAGCATCAGGAAAACCTAAAGAAGGTCCAGTAAATAGACCGAAACAAAGAACACCAACTTTATATCCTAAAGATACTGCTCGCAATAAAAAGAAATTAAATTATCCTGAAGATTATGAACCTATGACTGGAAGTTATTCCGACGAACTTACAGAAAACCAAAAAACAGTTTTAGCAGATATTAGACAATCGTATAAGGTTAACAGTCCTCCTTCAAAAAAGGAAATAGAAGAAAGATTACAAAATTTGAGAGAACTACAAAGTCAAAATGAACCGGTATCGGATGAAGAAAGAGACAAATTAAACCAAGAATTTGCTGAATCATTAGGTCCGATTGCTATGAAGCGTGATGGTATAATATCATACGAACCTTATTCAGCAAGACGCAGAAAGTTTTCAATAGGGGGTAAGAATCTCGAAGAAGTAATCGCTCAAATTAAGTTAAACCTTGATAATGGTTCTTCACCTCTTAGCAGTTTTTATGAAACGCAGGTGAAGAAGGCAGACCTATCAGCACTTTCTACTAAGGAAAGACGCAAGGTTAAAACAATGCTTCAAAACGCCCATCCAACAGAATACTTCGGTGAAGACTACCTCCGTTTGGGCAAAGTTATAAATATAATTGACGGTTTAGCGGAGGATGAAGAGGCCGAACTCTTGGAGAAGTTGGGAGTCAAAAATCTACAAATGGTTAAGACCGCCGCATCACTAAGAAAGAAATATGAAAATCTATACAAAAAATTATACGATATGGTATATGATGAGGAGGAATAAAAAATGGAAGAAGAAACAACAATTGAAATTTTAGAAATATTGAAGGCCCTATCCGATAAGGTTAAGGATTTAGAGAAAAAATTAGAAGACTCGGACACAGCAATTATGAAGGCTGGATTTGTACGAAGTCCGAGACCAAGTGCAAAAACTCAAGCAGGGATGCCCAGCGGTGATGTAATTTCAAAAATGGATTGGAATGATTTAGATTCACTTGTGAAAAATTTGGAGGGAACAATATGAGCAAAGAAAAAATGATAGCAGATGAAGCAGACATACAAGGTGTAGATGTTTTAACACAACTGACCGAACTTACAGTATTACTTACAAACGCATTAGGCTACGAACCTGCCGATAAACAAAAGGATGAGAAGGCTGGAAAGCAAGTTGATGTTGAAAGATTAGCCGCTAAGACCATCACCAAACAAATTAATTTAATTCGCAGGGAATACGAAACCAAACTTATGCCGGAGAATATGACCTATAAGGCGGAACCCGACGAAGAAGAAATACGAATTGAGTCGGATGGAAACGCGGAAGATTCACAAGACAAAGATGTTGAGGCCGCATTGGAAACAGCACTCGGAAAACTTAAGCGTCTTAAGCATACACTAACAATTAACGAGGATGCCGCTTTAACCCCAAGTGATGAAATGGTGTGAGGGTAATGGCTTTTACCCAATTCGATAGCGTAGTAAAAAATGTTTCTTCTTTAAGAAATATGGTTCGTGCTACTTTTTTAAGTGCGAGAGATAATCCTAAAGCGTATGAAAAAGATTGGCAGAAATTAGTTGTCGAACTTAGAGAAATGCTAAAAGACCCTAAACTTAAGGAACAGTTTCCTAATATAGATGATAGCGTTTTATTTTCCGATGAGACATTTTCTGTAAATAATGAAGGGGCTGGAAATTTATACAACTCATTTAATAATAAATCTACCCCTGCGGTCATAGTAAAACAGGATAGACCTGAAAAATTTATTGAACCTAATAAACCAATGTATCGTATATTTGAAATAGACGACATGAAAGAAATCAAAGGACTTACTACAGAATATGTTGTTCAAGAAAAATACGATGGGTTAAGAATACAGATACATAAATTTGATAATAAAGTAAAAATTTATACATTCAATGCGAGGGACATTACAGAAAAAATGCCTCAATGTGTTAAGGTGTTGGAGGACCGAGTTTTTCCTAACTGTATATTAGATGCAGAAGCCGTCATGTATAAAGACGGAGAAGCATTAGTTCGAGCCGATACTCTCGCACACATAAATAAAAAGGTTACAGACGAAGCAGATATTAAAGCCCATGTTTTTGATATTATGTATTTTGAAGATAACTCCGTCGTATCGGATAAATTAGAAGAACGACTAATGATTCTTATGAAAAACTTTTCAGCAAATGCTGACGAGTATGTACTATTTCCCAATAAGAACAATACAAGAGATGCTGACTCCTTAGCAGAAATTGAAGAATATGCTATGGATATAATGAAGAATCCTGCTTCGGAAGGAGTAGTTATTAAGGATGCTAAGTCTTCTTATGTTATTGGTAAAAAGAAAAACCCTAAATGGATTAAGTGGAAAAAATTTGTAGACTTAGATGTTATGGTTTTAGACAAGACAGAAAATAAAAATGGAACATTTGGTTATACTATGGGTATAGGTCCTGTTGAAGAAGATTCTATTAAGGCAGTAGAAATAGATGGGGATTATTATATGAATGTAGGAAAGACTACCAACACCCAAAAAGATGTTGAGGTTGGTACTATTATTCGTGTTATGGCTGATGAAATTATGGGTAATAATAAAAAAGGTTTCTCTTTATTTAATTCTAAGTTTCACGAAATACCAGAAGTAAAACTTCCGGATAAATTAATTACTCTTGAATTTTTAACAACGGGTGGAAAAAAGAGTCTTGGTGATTACAAGATTGAAGCCCTTACAAAGTCGTATGAAATTACAGACGGAATACATGGTATTGCTAAATTAAATACCGAACTTAATTTAGAGGGTTTTATTTTTCATGGATTTAAGGATGAAAACTTAATGTCTAAAAATGCTTCCTTAGATATAGATTTTTGGAAAGAAGAATTGAAAGATGCTTATGGTAAAGACAACGGTAGATTTTTTGTATTCGTAAAACAATTAGTCGATGAATATGGAACTTTATCGGCAAATGATATTTTTGGTAGGGTAGTTAAACATGATGAAAAAATGATGAATAGACTTTTTGGTAATGATTCAAAGGCGGAAGAAAAAATGAAAGAACGCCTAATGAAAGCGGGTGAAACATATGGAATTGTTTATTCTGCTGGTAAATTTTCCCATAACGATAATATGTTAAATAAGGCAGAAGCAAGAAATGGGGAATTTGAACTTTGGATTACCGATAGTGGGTATCTGCACTTTGTTATACTCTACAAAGGTAAAAAGATGGCATGGGAAATACAAGTGAGTGGGGATGAACAAATTTATGATTTCTTAGGCGAATCAGGAAAATACCCATGTAAGCAAATTGTAAAACCTAAAACTGACGACCTTCTCGAAAGAGGTCCAATGATTTTAGGCGCACAAAGAAAAGGCTATCACGAGTACATTCTTAACGGTAAAGAGATAAAAACAAAACTACATTGTAGATATTTACCTGTTGAAGGTAAAGAAATGTGGCTTGCTTGGACAGGTTATGAAACAAAACCCGCACCTAAATCAAGTGATTCAGGGCTAATAAATATCTATGAAGATGATTCTTCCGATTAGATACTTTAATATAGTCCTTAGAATACAGACCCTATCATGCAGTTAGAAACCCCTATGTTCGGAAACGAACCCAATAGTGGCGGAGAACTTGTAATTCTCAAGTCAAATAACGAATGCGTTATTGCTGGCTACGCATCAGTTGATGTAGTAGATAAACAGAATGATAAAATTACTTTAGGCGCAATTAAAGAAGCGGCTGATAAATTTATGAAGCAAGACCGATATAGAAATGTTATGATTACACATTCTAATGTTCAAGTCGGAGAGGTCGTAGACCAATATACAGATTCCAATGGTAAAGTCCTAAAAACAGG